TCGAGTGCGGCGTCATCTTGTTTTGGTCGGACTTTGTTGATCAGCCAGGTTAGCCACCAAAGTTTCGTCGCGAAACGCGAACGACGAATGCGTGCGTCAACGGCATCGAGCAACCTCAGCCAAAAGGGGCGGATAACAGCCTCAGCCGCGCGTACGATTCGTTCTTTTAAGGTAAATCGCCAACCGTCGTCAACGACGTAATTGTATTCTTAACTGGGCGCACGACTCGGTCTATCATCCTGAGATCCTCGATGACGCGTCCCGCGGATTCGTTGTCCATGATGATATGCGATTGGTCACCACTGTCAGCTGCGTTCTCAATCGGGAGGAAGTGCATGCGTTTGATCCGTCGACGCAATTCATTGTAATATATCGAAGTGTAACGCCTTTGCGCGAACGTAGCGAGCGCGTCGAGAATGAGTCCGACTTTCGCATGCGCTTCTTGTGCGGCGACATTCGGCATGTAGTAGCTGGCGTTCGCACGAATGGTTTTAACTCGATCATCTTCAGTACGAATTGTGCTTAATCGATCGAAGACAGCGTTCTGGTATTCGGCGACGTTGTGATATAATGAAAGCATGCCGGCTTGACGGGCATTCCTCAACTCAGGATAATCGGCGAAGTAATTTTCGCGTTGCGCGGCGCTAACATCTGAGCCGAGACTAAAACGTCGTCCAATCACCTTAGCGGCGAGGCGGAAAATATCAGGGCGCAGGCTATAATCTTGAATGATATATCCGATGAAATCACCAATGTCACCTTCTTTCACCTTCAATTCAGCTCCAAGCGCTGCTTTCATCATCCGCAAGCCTTGCTTATCGAAGCGTGCTTTTCGCCAATCACCAGCCTCATCGATGTCAATGCACAGGGCGATCATATTAAGACTGTGATTTGTGTTGCCCCAGAGTGTTTCGTAGCCACCACTATGACGGCAGAAATGCAGCGTCATCTCGAGCACACGACCAAGACTACGGATATGATTATCTTCCATGAAATTGTAGTAGTAGCCAACGAGTTTTGAGGGCATGCCGTATCTACTCATTACCAGTGCTTGAGCACTCATGACGGCAGACGCTTGCGTTGAATCGAATTTTGAAGCATCCCAAGTGATCGCGCGCATCCGGCCATTCTCATCCGTGTAAACGATCGCAACATCATCCCCTTTTACCAGTATACATTTCTTGTAGACGCGCAATATGTGATTGATCTTCCCAACCGTTTCACTCTCGCTGAGCTGTGTCGCGTAGACGACCCACGGTTTCAACTCTTTTAGATATCTTTGTTCAATTGCATTGATCCAGGATGCAAACACGAAACATAAGGCTTTGCTCCACCCGATAACACCTTGACCAGCCTTCCCTTCCATCGCCATGCCAAAGACGTCTGATTGAGCGAACTCGTACATCGATTCAAAATTCTCGCGGGTGGCTTCCCACTTAGACTTTAGCTGGGTCTTCATAAATGCTTCTAGCCGCCCGATGTTCGTTAATTCAGCATTGATGTAATGCGCAGATTTACCCCGCTCTAATGTTTTTCGCACGAATCGCTCAAAGCCGAGCGACAACTCATCAAGGCTCAACGGAGTGATGTCTGTCGAGAACAAGCGTTTACGTGTTCGATTGACAACCACGTGTGCGATTTGCATAGCGCGACCCCTTTCGATGAGAATGCGTGCACCACCATTTCGCGTTATGAAGGTTTCGATCATTGCCAGTGCAGACGCACCGTTCTGGTCGGCTAGATAACAATAATCCCCGAAGCTAGCGACGTCAATCTCATTCTCGATCTCGGTTATGAGTTGTGGCCGAATGCGAATCTCCTCGGCGCTCGTCGGGACACGCGTCTTGTAAACTGAACGGATGTGATGTGTGTATGGGTGCGCCGCATACCAATAACTGTCAAATACGTCAGCGATA